TTTAATTTAGCTAGTTGACGTTTTCGTGTTCTGGCTAGATGCATTTCAGGATGGAGTTTATTGTGATTATTTAATCTTTTTAATGATTTTTCTTTTATATTTGGTTTATTAGCCCAATCTTTTTTAAAAATATTTAAACACTCAATACATGTTCTATTGCTTAATAATCTTTGAGCGATATGATTATGTTTACATGGAATTCCAGTAAAATATCTTTTTAAATTTTGGTTAATTGCTTGTTGTCTTGTAATTATTTTCATATTGGTATTATATAACAAAAAAGCCAGTTTTTACACTGGCTTTTCTGAATTTACATCACTGATTATAGACCAGCTGTACCGTAGATGTTACGAGCATCGTGCCAACCTGTACTATAACGTTCTGTAGCTTTATAGCGCATTGAATCAGTCTCGAAATCGCCTTCCATAGATTTTTCCATGGGGCGACGCATTACTAACATGAGACCATTCTCAGCATCAGTTTGAATCCACCAAGCTTTAGATGAGCTTAGACGAGTCACAACGTGTGCACCTTTTGGTAACATACCTGTTGACTTGATTGGGTTCAAATCGTTGTCTGCAGTACCTGAACGTAAAACTGATTTAAGAATAACTTCAGCTTGGAATTCAAGTGCTGGTGGAACAACTAATTGTTCAGCTTTTAATCTAATACGTTTGCCATTGTTGTCAACTGCAGAACGGATTTGAATTAACATTTGCTCAACTGATGTTTGTGATAAAGAAGCAGCTGTGCTTAATTGATTACTGTATGAACCGCCGTTAGCGATTGGGTGTGCAGTATTGATCAATGTTACACCGTCGCCACCAACATAACCGCTTGTGAAAGCAAAGTTAAGTAAGTTAGCGCATAATGTTTCTTTAGTTTCAATCATAGATTGAGCTAAGTGTTTAGCAAATGTTGAACCGATACGGATATGATCACCGTCTTCCATCAAAACTTTAGTTAAAGCATATGCTAAACCATAGATTTGGTAGATGAAACGTGTGATATATAATGTACCGCCTTGGTCGTAGCTTACTGGAGTGCCGTCAGGCATTGCAGGTGCAGCATTCATACCAAATAACATTACTTCTTCGTGATAGTTACGTGGAATACCTTGGATTTGTTCTACAAAGCCTTTCCATTCGTCGTCACGTTGTTCATAAACACCATCAAAGACTTCGTTGATAATCGGTTCGACTACCGCACGAAAGTCCGTACTTCTCATTGGGGTTGCCATCTAAGAGTTCCTTTCGTTACGTTACACTGACACTGAAGCGGCAGCGAACTGGTTATTAGAAATTTGTACTTGAACGATAGTGTAAGCATCACCCCATTGATTTGTGTTACCTGCTGGGTATGCTACTTCACGACCTAATCCAACTACACGTACTTGACCTTGATTACCTGTACCAACTGCTGTTGCAAGCAATGCAGTAGTAGAGAAACCAGCACCACCGTTACCGATAGCAATACCATCAGAAACTGTAGAACCAGAAGTTGTATCAAAGTTGTATTCTGTACCGATTGCTGCTGTTGTAGCTGAGCCGTTAACTTGCGCTTCATATACTAATGCAGGATCAGAGAAAATCCAGAATACGATGTTTGTTGAAGCATCAAGTGTTAACTTAGATGCATATTTTGCTACTGAACGACGACCGTCAGAGTTTGTGTACTCTACGCCATCGAACACGCCGTATACCTTACCGCTTGCAGCAGTTTGGTTAGCGATTGTTAATTGACCTGTTGTAGTGATCGCTACAGGTTGATACTGGTAAAATGATTGACCAGTACTTAAGCTGTAAGGAGCAGTGTATGTCACGCCAGGGATGTATGTGTTAGTACCTACGAATGGTACAGCACGGTCCAAACCACTTGGGTGATACGCTGGCTTCAGGCCAAAGGGTTGAAATGTTGCTGACATAATTGTCTTTTCCTTTGTGATTGAAGATTGTTATTGAAATCTAATATTTTTGTTATTAGCTTTTGCAGTATCTTTTTCCATTTCCAATAATCCGCCTTCAAGTAGGGAACGACCACCTTTTCTTTCCTCTGCAGTATTACGTACTTGCGCAGTAATATTGCGTTGATGCTCAAGAGGATCTTCTAAGTGAAGCATTCTCATAACTTCTTGATACACGTCTTCTGGTAATTTAAAAAGTACCATTTCATTACAACTAATACAGCCTTCAAACTTGCCTGAGCTCATCTTGCCTAGTCCTTCAAAGCCTAATCCTAATTCTCCGGCTTTAACTGGCTCATAACCCAACGCCATACGTTTGTCGATACTGTCATATGTATTGGTTGTTGATAACCAACACAAGTGCATTCCAGGGATTGCTCCAGCTGGGATGTCAGGCAGTGCACTATTTGCCCATTTGTCTCTAAACGCATCAAGGCGTTCACGACGTGCGATATCATTCGGATCTGCTGTTGTAGCGCGATCCATAACTTCTTGTGCTCGATCGGCTAAGCGATCGTCTAAATCTCTTTTTACTCTAGTATTTGCCATGATTATTATCCTTTGTTAGCGCGATCATACGAAGCGTATGCGCGGATCATTTTATTTCGTCTTTCTACATCGTCCCATGCACCAGCATCTTTAATAGCCTGAACACGATCTTTACTTAATGTGATTGTGTTAGGTCTTGCTGTTGCAGTATTTGACACTCGACTTGAAGCGGTTGGTCCCGCTGATCGTCTTGGTGTCGTACCTTTAGCCGCACTATAGCGGTGAGGTAGACGTGCAGATAACCTATTATCTAACTCATCCCAATACTCAGGATCTGCTGGATCCCAACCATCGGAAACAAGTTCCTGATCGATTACCTTGGCAATTCTACTATCTGTATCTCTAGCATCTGGATCATACCAAGAATTTTTCTTTAACCAGTTTGTTGCATTTCTTTGTACTTCTTGCGCCATGGGCGTAGGTACATTTTGTACTGGTTTTTTGGCTGCTTCGAGTTGTTGCTTTTTAAAATGTTGGATTTGTTGTAAGCGTTGTTTTGCTTCTGTCAACTGTTCCAAATATTCAACTTGAGCTGCGTGATCATTAGCTTGAGCAGCTTGTAACATTTTCATTTTAGTATATTCGACTCTTGTTGCTTCATCTTCAAGTGTTTTGTCGATTTGATTGAGTCTAAATGATGTTACGCCGCTTTCTAATTTCATTAAACGTTGAGCAAGCTCTTCGTTTCGTCTCTCAAGCGCACTAATCTTGTGTTTAGCAGAAGCTTCACGTTGTTTTGCTAACTCTTTTTTGAGTCTGCGTTCTTCACGACGTGCTTCACGAATTTTTTCACGTTCATCATCAGATTCTTCTTCCTGATGTTCACTTTCTTCTTCATGATCTTCATCTTCTTGCTCGGCTGACGCTTCTACTTCGCCACCTTCTTTTAGTTCTTCTTTTGGGGCTTCATCTTCAAAGTCATCTTGAAGATCTTCCACTTTGGCTAGAACTGAGCCATCTTCTTGTTCCTTAATTGGAACGTCTTTTTCTTTATCTGCCATGTTATACTTTCTTCAAAGTTAATTAATCTACAAACGCTTTCATTTTCTGCGCATATTCAAAATTCTTAATGCGAGAAATGATTTCACGAGCCTGTAATGTAATAAACACTACCGGAGCACCTTCATCACCTGCGTCAACTACAAAGCGATCACCACCATATTTGATAGTTCTCACTAAGTCGCCTTCTTTACACCATGGGCCTTCAGGCCATGATTCAAGTGTAAATGGATCCTTGTATGCCAAAGGTCCAACTTGGATAACTTTAGCTACAGTTTCGTTAAACTTAATCGTTTGTCTTGTTTCGTCTACCAAAATAATACCACCCTTGCTTGTTACCTTTTCTCTTCTTAATTGAACGAGTACTCGGTCACCTGCAACTTCAATACCTGGGTCTATTACTGGAAAACATTCTATTTCAGAGCGTAAATCTGGCTCTGACTTTGCTACAACGTCAAATGCTGCCATTCGGCAAACCTCCTTAAACTTTACAGTTTAGTTGTTAGTGTCTTCGTCATCTTCAGACATGATATTATCAAGCAGATTTAACGCCGCTTGTAAACCTTGATGGTTACCAACAAGACGTTGGTAACTTTCAATGTTAATAGCATGTCCTGCGGTTAACGATTCCGCAATTTTCGTTTGCTCAGTCTTTATCTGACCGATTAATTCAGTTATGATATCTTTCATGCGATTACTAATGCATGACTTTGAGGCAATCCGCCCCAAATACTAATAAAAGTTGCCGCCGCCGATTTCGTTAAGATTTTTATCTGGACCGATTTTTTCGCCTTTAGCTAATTTAGCTTGTTTAGCGCCAATTTTCCAGTTATTGTCTCTGTGTGAACCAGATGGGCCTTCTTCTACTTTTTGATCAGGACCGCCAGCGTAGCCAGGTGTGCCTGTCATCTTGTATGCTTTTTTAAAGCCTAATTCTTTTTCTAATGCCATGATTATTCCTCAGTGGATGGTTGTTGATCTTGTTGTTGCATTTGTTGCTGTGCAGAAAGCTGTTGGTTTTGTTGTTGATTTTGAGCTTCTAAATCAAATTTTTGTTTAGCCAAGTCAACGATGTGTTGCTTTCTTTGTTGATCCGCCTGTGCGGCTTGTTGTGCAGCTTGTTGGTCTTGTTGCGCCAATTGAGTAAATGCTTGCTGCTTTATTTCTAAGCCATGTTGACGAATATCTGATCTAGCTTCTTGAGATGCCTCTAAAGCTGTTAAATCTTGCTCATGTTGCATTGCCATTTGATCTGCTGTTAAGCCAGCACGTGCGGTAATTTCTGCAATTCTCTCACGTGATGAATTATTAAGATCAGCCATTGCAATATTTGTAGCATTTCTTTGTGAATCGACCGTAGACTGAGTAGAATACTTAGTTTGTAAGTCTGCCATTTTTTGTTGAAGCTCTGCCACTTTGATTTGATAATCTTGTTGGGTTTTTTGAAGTTCAAATTGTAAGCGTGATTGAGATTCTGCCGCTTTACGTTGTGTTTCTGCCATTTGAGTTTTAAGTAATACTTGAGCAGTTGGGTCAGCTTCAGCAGCTTGTTGCTGTTGAGATTGATGCATTTGTGAAACTTTTTGAGCTAATTGACTAATTTGTTGATTATATTGTTGCATAACCATTTGTGTGTCTTGATCAACTAATTGTGATGCAATTGCAAGCGCTTGTTGTGCTTCAACATCAAGTGGTTTCTCTTCATGTAAGTCAAATGCATCTTTTCCACCTGCTGCTTGAGCCACATAAGCACGCATAGATTGTAAATAATGTAATGTTAAATGTTGTTTTAAATGATCTAGTGCTAATGGAGAGAATGCTGGTCCAATAACAGGGCTTGCACCATAAGATGGATTGTTTGCGTACTCTAAATGCACTTTAATATGAGAAATATGATCTTGATCAGGATATGCCGCCGCTGGACGACCCATTGTCATAGCCACGTTTTCTAACGCAGGATTAGATTCTGATGCACCTTGTGGGTTTGGTAAGATTTCATCAATACTTGGTACTTTTAATTGTTTTAATACACGACGATACATGGCACGAATATCAAACATGCCTGGAGGTGCTGACTTCGCCATCTCTAAAATAGCTTGGTTTTGTGCTAATCTTTGCGTTTCCGAAAAGATGTTAGGATCAGAAACAGGACGTACATCGTTATTGTAAGCAAAGTCCCTAACTTCAATCTCTTCTCCTGATTCATTATCCATCTCACTCAAGTACCAATGATTGATACGTGAAATAATTGCTAAGGATTTAGCTTGTGATCTATGTAATCTTGCGTGAATGCTTGAAAATACTTTAGCACCCTGTTCAATTAGTGCTTGTGCAGTACCAACAGGCATATTATTGTTGGCTTCACCAATTTTTTCTTCTGCTGTTGTTACAACACCTTTAGCAGCGTCAGTTAACCAGCCAAGTAAATTGAAAAGTACTGATGATGGTGGATTGAATGGCATAGGCATTGCAATTTTACGCACATCATCGACGCCAGGGGCGCCCTCAATTTCCATTACTTGCGTTGGTTCTATTCTGTCTGATTGTCCACTGATGCGTCCACCTTTAAGTTTAAGCATCGTTTGGCTGTTAGAAATGTGTGCTGCATCAAGAAGAGCACGTAACGAACCAGTAAGTGCAGCAGACAAACCACCAATAAGGTGAGGAAGACCAATAGCATAAGCGCCACGCCAAGGAATAAACTTAAACTCGACGTACCAGTCCAATTTTTCCAATTTTTCATCGTTTGCTTCCCAGTTTCTATAAAGGGCTAATACTTTTCCACTAGATTCATCAATGGTTAAAATGTAAGGTGCGCGTTTTCCTTCAGTAAGGGGGTCATCATCCAAACGAATGAAACATGTAATTTCATAAACGCGACGCAATCCATCAATATTTTTTGAAGGCATATCTTTACCTTCAATTTTATTGTTAGCTTTTTCAGCTTGCGTTTGATCGTTAAGTGGTGTATCTGAAGAATAGTTTGCGTCTATATCACGATAGATACCTTGTTCTATTCTTTGTAGGTATGTATCTTCTGTAATATCTTGAACTTCTGTAACTCGTGGGGAAGTATAGAAGTTAGTTGAAGAATATGGAAGTAAGATATTGTCAATCGGAACCCACTCGCACGTTGGGCGTTTTTGTTCGCTATCATACCGCCATTTTAAAAATTGTGATCCACCTAATGGTAGTTGTGTGAGAAGTTGTTCCATCTCATCACGGTATTCTTGGACTTGTTCTGTAAGTTGCCAGTTAAGAAAATTAACTTTACGATCTGCCGTTGCTTCTTTAACTGTGTCTGCTTCACCTTTGATGTTTGATTTTACAATACCGTCAGGTGGTAGTAACTCTTTTGAGGAAGAAGCTGCGAAGTCAACACAGCTCTCAGCCATAACAGGGTGGACGACTTTAGACGCGCCGTCAAAGGTGGCCCCGCCAGGCGCGTCCTTGCCTAAACCGGTACGACGTAAACCTTCTTCATATTGTTTGTCGCGTTGTTTTCTTGATTCACGGTCAACATCAATGAAATCTAAATACTCATAAGCAAGAGTATCTAAAATACTTTCATCAAAATTTTCAGCTAAGTTTTCATAAAACTCAGGATCTTTTTGTGGTCCAAATTTATTTTGGTAATTAATAACAACTGAACCATCATCTAACTCAATAACTTCTTGTTCAGCATCATCCGTTTCTAATCCAAGTACTTCAGCAATTTCTTCTGTATCTTCTGTTTGATCAGTCGCTTCATGAATTTCTTGCTCACGATCTAAAGAAGCTAAAGTATCACCTTGCTGTAATGGAATGATTGGTTGAGCCATTATTGATTACCTAATGATTGAGAATAGTATTGTTCTAAATGTTTATAAAAATCTGGATGAGATAATATTTTTAATAATATGGAAGTTTCCACAGATCCACCGTCAGCATATTTAAATTTTGGAGGTTCGTAGCCATTAATAATTAATGCGGCCATCATTTGTTCTGGGGATAATTGTTGTTCTATAGATTTTACTTGATTACCTTCAGCATATTTAGGAAGTATACCCGCTTCTTGGAATAACATTTGCTTTGGGGTATTTAAAATTCCAGGGGATGGCAAAGGAGAAGCGCCAGCCTCTTCTAAGATCTTTTGGTGTGGTGTTTTTAATAATTCCATCATGTTTGTACTAATGCATATCTTTTTAACTATCCGCCCTATACGGCGTACGGATTTTCAAATCTCTTATGCCCATCATCAGCATAAGAATAATCCCGCGGTGGAAGAGGATCTAATTGAATCCAGCCTGAATCACGGAGCACTCGAAGGGATTGAGATAAGGAATCTACATAGTCATCATGACCGCCTGCTTCAGGGAAAGAACAAACCTGACGCAAAAAACGTTTAGCCCAGTCTGCAAATTCACCAGGACGTTCTGGATCTTCTGGAATAAATACTTTGCCTTTTGCAATTAATGGTGCTACAATGTTTAATCGCTGGACTTTATCAGCGCGACCTGGATTGTATCCACGAACTTCGATACCTGATCCTTGGAGCTCTTGAATAAGGGAGATACCTGCTGACTTATCTTCCATCAATACGAGATCGGCTTTCCTTCCTTTACCGAAATCGTTATCAGCTCCATAGACCATTTCTTTAAAGTCCTCAACGACTTTGCGTCGAAGTTCTGGATAGGCTAGGTGTCCATCCCATGCATCCAATAATATAATGGACGTGCCTGCATCTTCGCGCTCAAACACTCCCCACACAGTACATGCCGTTGGGTCATTCATTGTTTTTTCTGATGTGGCTGGATCGTATGAAGCAATAACGTATTCTAAATCAGGTGTTGGTTTATCTGCTGGCCACATACGGAAATGTTTACGCTTGATGATACCTGCCTGTTCAGGATCTAAGATCTCACCATAAATTTCTTGACGACCAATATCTGTACCATCGTAAGTTTCTAACTGTTTAAAGAACGTAGCAGATAAATTATCTTTGTTATCGTACGACGATGCATTTACCACATAAACATCGCCACCTACTTTGCCTTCATTAAGATCAACAATAAGTTCTTTAGGTTTTGGTGTTGTGGTAATGATTTGTTGCACACGAGGAATGCGCGGATCTTTAAGACGTAATGTAAACTGAACACCATCATAGGCATCGTCTAAGTATTCAAATGCACACAACTCATCAAACCATGCACCATGAAATTGTTTACCTCGGTAACGTTCAGGTTCTGATCCAGGGATACCTTGGATTAATGATCCGTTGGTTAGAGTAATTTCAAATAGAGACTTGTTGTAATCTTTAATGAGAGATGGTGGTATGATATTGAGAAGACCAGAGTCTCCTTCAAAACAAGTGGCTCTGATATCATTTGATGTTGGTGCCGTGACTAACCAGCGGGTGTTGTCATACTTCCAAGCACGTATACCAATCCAATGGGATGCTGTATGTGTTTTACCTGAACCCCGGCCCGCTAACATGAGGAATGTATCAAACTCTCCGTCATCAGGTTCGCGTTGATGGGGGAGTGCCTGTAGTGACCATTTGATTTGCCAGATAGCAGCATCAAGTTGGTTCTTTGGCCAGTGTCGGTTTTTATTTGCAAAATCTGCTAAGATTTTTTCTTGCTTAAGTGTTAACATGTAGATATGAATCCTTCGCCAACAAGTATGCTGTTGTCTTTTCCCGTTGTTTCAATGTGCACACACATTTGGGATTGAATGGGTGTGATTTGTTTTATGTATCTTCTACCAAGATAAACTTTTATTGGTGGGGAGTTTTGAATATCCATGATCTTAATCCTAAACTTAAAATACAATGTGTATGTATTTCGTCCTGGATTAAAGTTAATGTTAGTCTTTGCTCCTAATGATTCAACTAAAGCTTGAATCTGCCTGACTACGTTTAAGTTCCTTGATGAGAATCTAAACGTATCTGTTTTCTTATCATACTGATCTGACTTTGCATGCATGATACCAGTCAATAATTCGATTCGTTCTTCCACAGAAGCAAACAAATAGTTTGCTGGTATGCGAGAAGGAATGTTGGGTGCCAATTGTAAATGGATCGCTGGTTCTGTTTTAAAGACCCGTTTGCCATTTTTTCTTTTAGGCCCTTCAATAATTTTATATCCATGGCTTCTAAACTTTTCATAGATGAAATCTTGGTAGCCTGGAATGGTAACTAAGTTATACTTTGAGTTTTTATTATAAAGCCAGAACCCAAAAAGAAATGGCGGTATACTTAAAGCTTGGTGAGGAAACTCAATCGGCTTTGTGGTTGGGATCGAATACTTTGTTCGACCACGTTTATCTTTTAAAGATTCATTCAGGATGTTAGATAGTTTAGTAAACTTTAACTTCCTCATAAACGGCCTGACGTTTTTATAAGCGTCTAACTGTTTCCTATGATTTCTGTCTTGGATTAAGAAACCAAGATTAACATCTCCCTCTATGGTAAGATGATCATCAAAAGTTACTTCATAACATTTGTCAGAAAAATAATGCTGGACCAATTTAACCTGAACGATCTTGCCATTTTGGTTAAATACATAGTCTCCTATTTTTAATTTGTCTGCTCGCTTCCAATAGTCAAGCGTTAATACTTTTTGAATTGCCGTTATGGCCATCTAAACTTATCCAAGTCTATAAAAAAGAAAGGGACGTTTTAAGCCCCTTCCAAAAAGTTATACAAAAATATAACTTATTTGTTCATCACGTACATAGTTACTTCAAAGCCAAAACGCATTTCTGTAGCTGCTGGTTTAGTCCAAGCCATGTTGTTCTCCTTTTTAGATCAAATGTACTCGATATGAGCACATCTTTACTAATGCAGTAATCAAAATTGTTTGGCTACGCAAAACCATGAACGTTGTCTACGTATACTAATGCAAATTTGCGCAAATTATTGCCAAAAATTTGCAGTATTAACAAAAAAGTATATGTAAGTCATTGATTTATAACAGTTTGTCATACTTCTTTTTATGTAAGTCATTGAATATAAAGGATTGTTACAATTTGTAACAATTGTGTGTCACACTTTACCCCTCTGTAACCCATTGATTAATAACACATTGTCACACTTGCCACACTTCTTTGTCTATTTTTCTATTTTAAAAAATAAAAAATAAAAATTAGGGTGGGGGGTAATATGCGTTTTAAGTGTGACAAGTGTGACAAGTGTGACAACTTGTTTAAAATCAATAACTTACAAAGGTCAAAATTGCCAGATTTTTAAAAAAAATTTTTTAGGAATCGACTTTTTTAAAAATTGACGCGATTTATAAAAACTTGCGGTCTGTGGGGCCCCCGCCGCCCCCCTCAGGTAGGGGACCCAAATTGGGGTATC